ACCAGGGATCAGTTCTGGTTGTATAAACGGGGTGTGGTAAAGCACCCAAAACACAACCAGAAGTTGTCCCGAAAGTTTTTGTTTAGGTGCTATCTAAAACTTACAAAAAAGATAGGTACATATCCAATATAATACTTGACTATCCTATTGTCAAGTGATAATTTTAAATTATGCAAACAAATAACAGAAAGGCATATATGACTACTAAAAAGATAACACTTAACGCTGATAAGCGTAAAGTGATTGCAGATCAATTTCAATCTTTTTACGAAGATAAGGTAAAAGACAAATTGGTTAAAGCAAAAGAACAATACGATCTTATGAGAGAAAAAGCAAAAGTTGCTATTGATAGGGTTGTAAGGTTTCATCAACCACAGGAAGATGTTGATACAATAAGATCAATGATACAAAAATACAATAGAGCAGGTGGCGAATTGTATGAGGATAATTGTTTTTATATTCAACGACCAATTACAAAAGTTGATGATGAGGGTAAAGAGTATCAAGCCAATGATGAGGTTCATGTCAGATTTGATATGGGTAGAAATTTTGCAAGAGCATATTACCGAGATGAAATGAAAGCAAAGGGTTTAAACCCAGACTATCGTTTATCAATCAATGATGACTACTCAAAAAGAAATCCAAAATATTACAATGATGAAAGTGCGTGTAATAAATATTTGGGTTTTAGTACATCTTCTAATGATGATAAATCTGTAATTACACCTGTTGCAAAGTGGGAAAATGATTTTAAACTTTGGACAATCGGTTCTAGTTATTGTCATTCAAGACAGTTTAAAGTAGATGAAAGCACTTTAAATTTTTTCAAGATGTATGTTGCTAGTGCAGACGAGGTTATTAAACAACATCAACAGATGTATAGTTATGTTGAGGGCAAAATGCAAAAAGTAAGATTAGGTTTAAAATCTTATAGAACCTTTGACCATGCAAAACAATTAGCAGATAAAGTTGGAGTTGTTTTAAATGAAACAATGTTAAATGAAAGTTCTAGTTTGGCTCTTTCAATTTACTCACCAGATAATCTTGCAAGTTTATTAGAAGATAAGGTTGAACCAACAAAAGCAGAGAAAATCGCAATAGCAAAAAAACTATTACAACAATCAGTAAATAGTTTAAATTAACCATTGACAACCCTATCCTACTCATTGTAGGATAGGGCAGAAAGGATAATTAAATATGACTAAAACATTTTATATAACTTACTGGGCTAACAAGCACAAAAAGCACATTACAAGACGTGGTAAACATGACGAAAAAAGCAGATATGGCACATCAAAACAAGGTATCCCTTATTATGTTTATTATGACCTAGACGCTCATGGATATAGAACTGCCAACACTGCGTGGAAAGTTAGGCACTAATGGATTATATTTGGTGCCATGGTCCGAGTTGCCACAAAAGACATACGACAAACAGGGTGAGAGGTGTCAAGGGCTCAAAGGTTTTAAGAACGCGTAAGATAGCTTTTAATTCTCATTATAATGAATACTATAAACCATATGTTTATTTTTGTGATCAGACTTGTTTAATGGATTTTATAAAAGAACATATAGAGGAGTTTGTGCAATTACACCCAAGAACCGAGTGCCTTGAAACACCGATAGATGTAAAGGTGGAAACTAGACAAGATTATTATGGTCGTGACTATAAAACAAAAGTAATAAAACAAATTACAAGTTAATCATATGAATAACCCCTGGCGCTAACGCGCCAGGGGTCCCGAACCAAATCCAAAAATCCAAACTTTTTTTGACCCTATCCCCCCTTTTTACAAAAAGGGGTCCCACTACTATAGGTTGTATTGCATAATTTAGACATTCATGTATACTGAAAACATATTGGTACCATGGACTTGAATCAGGTTGACATAAGTAAATTACCTGCAGATGTGCGAAAGACTTTTAAAAAACTTCAAGTCATGCATGCAGAAAAAAAGATACAGAATAAAGCTAAAAATGACTTTCTGTCTTTTGTTAAATGTGTATGGCCTGATTTTGTAGAGGGGTCCCACCACAGACACATCGCAGATAAATTTAATAAATTAGCGTCGGGTGAAATAAACCGATTGATCATTAATATGCCTCCTAGGCATACAAAATCTGAATTTGCATCATACTTGCTACCAGCATGGATGGTGGGCCGTGATCCAAAGCTCAAGATCATACAAGCAACGCACACGGCAGAACTCGCAATCAGATTCGGTCGTAAAGCAAAGAACCTGATTGACAGAGAAGATTACAGTAAAATTTTTAAAACAAGATTACAGGAAGATTCCAAAGCAGCAGGACGTTGGGAGACAGAACAGGGCGGTGAGTATTTCGCAGCTGGTGTTGGTGGTGCGATCACGGGACGTGGTGCAGATCTATTAATCATTGATGACCCGCATTCGGAACAGGACGCTTTGAGTCCCACAGCATTAGAGTCAGCGTACGAGTGGTACACGTCAGGTCCAAGACAACGTCTACAGCCAGGAGGCAAGATAGTAATGGTTATGACTAGATGGAGCACTAAAGATCTGACAGGTAAACTAATACAGAACCAGAAAGAACCAAAAGCTGATCAGTGGCACGTGGTCGAGTTTCCGGCGATCATGGACCATGGATCAAAGAACGCTAAACCTGTCTGGCCTGAATATTGGAAGTTAGATGAATTAGAGAAGGTTCAAGCAACACTGCCTACGGGCAAATGGAACGCGCAGTGGATGCAGAACCCGACAGCTGAAGAGGGTGCAATATTAAAACGTGAGTGGTGGATGAAATATACTGATGAGGATATACCACAACTACAACACGTCATACAATCTTATGACACAGCATTTTTAAAAAAAGAAACAGCAGATTACTCTGCTATTACTACATGGGGAATATTTTATCCAAACGAGGACAGCCCACCTTGTTTAATATTATTAGATGCAGTAAAAGGTAGATACGAGTTTCCAGAGCTTCGAAGATTGGCTCTTGAACAATACGAGTATTGGAAACCTGAAACGGTTATAATCGAGGCCAAAGCATCAGGTTTACCGTTAACGTACGAGCTTAGACAGATGGATATACCGGTGGTAAATTTTAGTCCATCAAAAGGAAATGACAAGCACGCTCGTGTAAATGCTGTTGCACCTTTATTTGAATCTGGTATGATATATGCGCCTGAGCAGAAATTCGCAGACGACGTCATCGAGGAGTGTGCGGCTTTTCCTTATGGTGATCATGACGACCTTGTGGATTCTACAACACAGGCGATCATGCGATTCAGACAGGGCGGTCTGATCGGACACCCTGAAGACTATATCGACGAGAAGGTCGAACAACGTAAAAGGAATTATTATTAATGAAGGCAATCATTCAATGGGTATTACGGACAATGATGAAGGATCAAACCGGAATCGTTCGAACAATGCCTAAAAAAGATTTAGTTGATTTTAACGTGGCCATGACTGCAGAGAGATTGATGCGTAATGGTATTGATCCAAATTCATTAAAAAATGCTAACCAAGTAGAAAATGCTATCAATCAAATAGAAGCACCAAAAAACGTGCAACAAGGAATTAAATCTACAAAATCTGCAGACATATTTGAATTACAAATGCCACCAAAAAAAATAGATCCTAAAAAAGGCATTATGGGTGGCAAACAGATACCAGATGATGATCTACCACCGCCAGGCAGTCGTGGTGGTCCCGATGATATCGCAGCGCCAGTGCAGTCTTCAGAGGAGACTATAAAAAATATGATTGAGGCAGAGAACAAAAAGAATATTGCTAAAATAAAAAATAGAAAAATGGTTAAGGATGCGATTGATAATGTATCACCAGGATTTGTAAGAGGAGATAGAAAATATAATGCACAACTTGTTGCAGAAGATTTAGCACAAAAAAAATTTGGTAAAGAGTTTTATGATTTAGATCAAAGACAACAAATGGATCTTTACGGTGAAGCACTTGATGGACTATCGAAAGATTTTGCAGACGGTGGACGTGCAGGGTTTGATAATGGTGGAGCTTCAGGCCCAGGAGCACCAAGTATAAAACTTAATCCTAAAGAAAGACCTATGGGACCTGGTTTTGAAACAGACGATCCAAAAGAGGCTGCGAAAGAAGTTATTAGAAGATTAATAAGAGTAGAGGGTGCAAAGATTCCATTAACTAGAAAAGGCTTATTAAGCCTTAATATAGATAGTTTAGATAAACAAAGTTTAGGTGGAATCATAGATTTATTAGGAGGTGAGTTACAGTTTGGTGTTGGTAGAGACAAAGAAGGTAAAGGTGCTGGATTTACTTTTAAAAAACGTTTTGCAGACGGTGGACGTGCAGGGTTTGCAGATGGAACATTTGGTTTAGATGTTTTAAAACTAGAAGACAAAGCTCTTAACAGAGCACTTAATGCTTTTAAATATTATCAAAGCACGGGTGGTAAGAAAAATTTTAAAGATTATATAAAAGAATCAGGACGATTTGGAGATCAATTTAGAGCAGAAGGTGGACGTATTGGTTACAAAGACGGACCTGATAAACCAGGCAGAAGAAAGTTTATGAAAATTATGGGAGGTCTTGCAACAATACCTTTTATTGGTAAATTTTTTAAAGGTGCAAAGACTGCTGCACCAGCTGTAGAGAAAGCTGTAGAAACTGTAACAGAAGCCCCATCATATTTTTTTGATTTAGTTGCCAAGATTAAATTATTAGGTGAACCAAAAAGAACTCCAAGTTACAGAGAAAGAGTTAAAGAATATCAATACACAGGTAAAGATGGTAATGAGTATCTATTAACAGAAGAGCTAGATACAGGTGATATAATGATTCAAAAAGATAAAATAGGTGGAAGATCATTTGAAGAAGGTAGTTATGACGTTATAGAAGACAGAACTGAAATGATATTTAGAAAAGGTCAGGCTGATGAAGCGACTAAAGGCAAACCAGCCGATGAGTATGAGGAATACAAAGTAGAGTTTGATCAAGATGGAACTGCTGCTGACGCATCACAGATTGATGAGATATCTAAAAAAGAAATCATAGAAGAAGTTACAGAGGATGCACCATCGATTAAAAAAGCAGGTGGTGGTATCGCTAGAATGTTAGGAGAGTAATGAATCCAAAAGAATACAAACAGATGATGGACTACCTGACTCGATCAGATATTAGACGTAATCCAATGGCTGGTGGTGGCATGTTAGTGCAACCAGGTTTTGGTGGCACGAGGCAGGGGTATGCTGCTCCATCAGGTTACCAACCTAAAATAGAACAAATTAAAAATCCAAGAAATCCCTTATTAAAAAATAAATTTGGTTTTAGAACACTGTATGATATTCCTGAAGGAACTCCTGGTTATTTAGGAAAAGCTGGAGAGAGAAGAGTTTTTAATACTAAAGCTGATGCTAAAAGATTTATAAAAGAAGATTTACCAAAAATTATATCTCCTGTTAGAGCAGATGAAACTAAAATAGCTCAAGTTAAAAAACTTTTTGAAGAAGGAAAAACAAATCAACAAGTATCTGATAAATTAAAAATTGATACAACTACAGTTAAAAGAATTAAAAAAGATTTAGGTTTAGATGTAGTTAGAAAAAAACAATTAGAAGGTATAAAACAAAAATTTCTTAAATTAAAAGACTTAGCTGAAGAAACCAACAAAGGTTTTAAATATGTTCAAATGAAAGATTTATTAGAACAAGTAGGGTTGAGAGGCAGCTATAGTCCAAGTGATATAAAAAATTTTAAAAAATATAATGTTCCAAAATTAGAGTCCGCTAAAGACAAAGTAAGAAAAGCATTTAAATTTTTAACTTCCGATCCGAATAAACCAGTAGAGGAACTTTTTAGTTTTAATTCTAAAATAGCAGAGTTGACTGGAACAAACCAAAGTCAAGTTGGTATGATTTTAAAAGACACACCTGAGTATATAGATTTTAAACCTATTATGAATAAATTAATTATACCTTCTTCTAGAGCAAGAATAACTGGTAAAAACATGGTGTTGGCTGATCTTATAGAAGAAGTTGAAAATGTAAAACCAACAGGAGGCGGTGATATTCTTAGAAGTGCGAGAAACACTCCAGAATATTTTATAATGGAGAGTGCTAAAAAACACGTAAATCAAGGAGGCACTAAAGTTGAATTTACTAGAATGCCAGGAAATTTAGATAACACAGGAAAACTAATAAGCACAACTGATGCTGAATTTATATACAAAGGAAAAAAATATACCTATGATGATTTGTTAAGAACAGGTAGAAAAAATTTTCCTGAAGTTTACAAAGTTTTTGATGATTTAGATGAATTGTTAGACAAACCAGTAATTCATCCTCTAACAAAACAAAAAATTAATTTTTCAACTTTAATGAAAGAAGCTTACAACAAAGGTGCAGGATATGGATATGACAGAATACCATATGCGATTGATCATTTTAAACAAGTTAAAGAAGAACCATTTACTAATTTAAGAGTTACTTCAGCAAGATTAAATTCTTCTGCAGGAGTTATAAAACAAAAAGAATTTCAAGCAAAACAAGGAGCTTTTGGACCAGAAAAAACAAAACTGTATTCTCCTAAAAACGTTAAAAAAAATTTAAAAAAAATGGGTTATGATTTTACTAAAGATATTAATAAACTTTTTGAAGATGAAATAAAACTAGCTAGTGATATTTTAGTAAAAAAAAGAGTTTTAAAAAAACCTATTCAAATAGCTCAAGAATATGAATTGTTACAAAAAGGAACATTACCACAAAAAACAGGAACAGAAGGTTTTGTTGACAGAGAACTTTTAACCGATGCTGGAAAATTTTTAGGAAGAGCCGCACAAGCTGGTTTTTTAACCCCAACTGGAGTTGCGGCCACAACTCTTGGACTTGGTGGATTAGATTTAACATCCCCAGCAGGTAGATTAAGTTTAGGAGCAGAATTAGCTTTTGCACCTGAACTTGTTAAAGCAAGTATTGGTGCAACAAAGGGGATGAAAAATAGAGCTTTACAAAAAGGTATACAACAAGCTTTAAATTTAGGTTTACCAACTAGACTTGCGTTAAGAGCAGCTAGAGTAGCATCACCTATTGGTATTGCAACTCTTGCTGGCGAAGGTCTGTATCAAGCAGGTAAATTTAGTAGAGATAGAATAAGAGAACTACAAGCAATGTCACCAGAACAAAGACAACAGTTAAGAGCCGAACAATCTGCTCTTGCATTTGAAGGTGCGAGAGACGGTGGATTGATTGGAAAAAAATCAGGCCCACCACCGATATCAGGACCTACCCCACATGGAGACGAGGGGTTGCCAGCAGCGTTTAAAAATGTTAGGAAGAGATAGGAGTATTAAATGGCAGAAATAGACAAAGGACTCCCGAACACTAGAACCGAGATCAAAGTTCCATCAGAAGAGGAACTACAAGAGGTTGCCGTTCAGGAACCAGTAGAAGAAAAAGGACCAGTAGAAGTCACACCCGAAGAGGATGGCGGAGCCACGATTAATTTTGAACCAGGTGCAATCAATATACCTGGCACAGAAAATCATTTTGATAATCTAGCAGATATATTACCA